TTCAGCTTGTGGGTCGCCGTGTCGACCGCGGTGTTCACCACGGCCGCCGAGAAGCGGGCCACGGCGTTCATGTCGCCGAACGCCAGCGTGCTGGTGCCGAGCGACACCGAGCCGGTGACCACGATGTCGAGCAGCGCGCTGCCGTAGGGGATGCGCGCCACCGGGATGTTGACGCCCGACGCCTGCGACGCGAGCGTGATGCGCTCGGTCCAGATGTGCGGCTTGGCCCCGACCAGCTGGTTGGGAAGCGTCTGCAGGTTGCCGCCGGTGTTGGCGAGGACCATCGCCATGTTGGTGCCGGCCTGGATTGCGATTGCCATGTGTCTGACCTCCTTCTACGCGCACACGATTTCGACGAGCTTGGACTCTTCCAGGCGCGTCGCACCGATCGACATATCGAGGTAGACGTACATGCTGAACCGCTTGTCAGCGCGCTCCGCCATACGGGCCGAGATGTCCTTGTTGATGCCGAGCCCCATCGCCGACTTGCGCCATGCCGGCACCCTGGTCTGCGCCGAAGCGTTGAGTTGCAGGCGTTCGCTGTGGATCAGCTGGAAGCCCAGGATGAAGGCGATCTTGCCGTCGCGCAGCGGGGCGAGGTCGTCCTTGGCCACGCCGAACTCCTTCAGGGTCGCTTCCGTCGTCGCCAGCAGGTTGCCCTTCTGGATGGCCTTGATCGCACAGTAGCGATCCTCGCCCTCGTCGCCCTCGGCCGCGTCGAGCGCCACCGACGCCGACACCAGCTTGGAGATCGTCAGGCCCGAGTTGCCGGTGCCGTTGCCGTAGGCCCAGTCGTTGACCGCGACCACGGTGCCGCCGGGCTGCGTCGGGACCGACTCCGAGTTGCCGTTCGGCCAGGTGAGCACCGTGCCGCCCGAGTGGCCGGTGTAGGCCGTGCCGAAGAACGCCGCGATCACCTCGTCGTCCTGGCCTCTATTCATGGCCATCGCGCCGGTCTTCGCATACGTGCTGGTCGGGTCGATCAGCAGCTTCATCTTGTCGAGGTTGTCGATCAGGTCGCCCCAGCCATAATCGTATGGTGCGAGACGACGGCGCAGATGCTGCGTGTTCATGACCGGCGAGTCGCTGTGGCGGCTCGTGATCTTCTGGGCGGCCGATGGGGCCACCTGTTCCATGTAGGCGCTCTCGCCCTGGATCATGTCCTCGAGGACCTTGCCCCGGAAACGTGATTCCACCTGTTGAGCCAGAAACGCCACGTTTTCGTTGAACTGCTGAACGAATGCCGTGGTTACCGTGAAGGACATAGCTGGGATGCTCCCGTTGTGTTGCGTGACAACGGCTCGAGCTGCCCGTGAAACGGACCCTTGCCTTGGCGCTTACCGCCCGCCCGGCGTTGGTGTTTGCGGACCTACCTGTCGGAGGCTCCCCGCATCACCCGAATTACGCGGCCCGCCCGTCGGGGTGGGCCAGCTTGTAGAGCGCTTCCATCTTGGCGACGGCCTCCTGGTGGGCCGGGTCGCGACGGTTGGGGTTGTGGTACTGCTTCATGAAGTTGGCGTCGCCGCGCAGCGCGTTGATCTGCTGCTGGGCCTCGACCGGCGAGGACAGGCCGGTGTCGCCGAACGCCTTGCCGGTGAGATGGCCGTCCTCGTGCAGGTTGCGGCTGAGATGGTTGAACAGCTTGATGAACACCGGGTGGTTGCCCGCCCCGGTCTCGTCCATCGCCTTCTTCAACTCGTCGCCAAGGCCGGCCGCTTCCGCGTAATGGCCCAGAGCGGCGCGCGACTGCGCGACCTTGTTCTCGAAGGCCTGGCCCCATTCTGTCTTGAGCGAATCGATGCGCTCGGCTCGGGTGCCTTCCGCGCTCGCCCGCTGCGCCGCGATCGACGCGCCGGCCCGCTCGTAGAGCCAGCCCGTCATGGTCTCGAACTGCTTCTGGCTGAGGCCAGCCCCGTGGGCGGCGGCCATCACCGATTCGGCGTAGGCCTTCTCGGCCGGCGGGAAGCCCTCGGGCACCTTGAGCTTGTAGTCGTCGGGCTTGGCCGGGCGGCCGAGCCTGTCATAGACCGGCGCCCAGTCTTCCGGCTTGTCGCTGGTCGGCAGCCGCAGGAGCTGGTCCTTTGGCACGCCGATCATCTTCTGGGCGTTGTAGTAGGAGTCGGCCAGGGCATCGATCGACTTGATGTCCTTGAACGCCGCCTCGCCCCGGATCTTCTCGGGCAGCTGCTCGGCGAACGGCTTGTTCAGCTTGACGTAGCGGCTGGCAAGGTCACCGACGTCCTTGACGTCACTCAGCGAGGCGTGGCCGCGAACGTCGGGTGGCAGGGAAGCGGTCCATTCCCCCGCAGACGCGGCCGGGGGAGGAGGCGTCGCGCCATTGGACTGGGGAGTGGCTGATTGTGTGCCGTCGTCGGCCATGGAACCGTGAAGTACAGTGGGGTAACTGGATACCGTGTCCTAGAGGATGCGGTTTACCCCTGTTCGCCGCCCTCGTCCAGACGTTCGGCCGCCAGCGCCATCAGGGCGGTCTCGTCGAAGCGCATCTGCTGGAGGATTTCGAGCACGATCGAGCGCCGCCCGGCCGCGAACTTGCCCGGCTCGGCCTCGAGGATTCCGGCGCGGGCGACCAGGTCCTTCAGGACAACCTGGCCGTCGATCGAGCCGAAGACGTCCTTGTAGGCCTTGATCAGCGCGATGCGCCGGCGCAGCGGGCCGGGGATCAGGCTCAGGCTCATGCGTGGCGGCGCTGAACCGTGGACCGGCTGAAGCCCAGGCCATCGGTCTGGTAGCCCAGACGCTCGATGAAGCGGGCGAACTCGGGCGTGTGGATGCCGACCTTGTAGATCAGGGCGGCATCGAAGTCGGGCCGCACGCCCTGCGGCCAGATCTGCCGGCCGCGCTCCTCGATCCTGGCCTTGATCTCGTCACGCAGGATCGAGTCGAGCGAGGCATACATCTCCCAGTGCGGCGCGCAGAAATGGATGTCGACCAGCATCATGCGGATCGGCGTGTGCTGGTGGTTCTCCTCGCCCGCCGCCCTGGCGGGGACGAACAGGCGAGGGGTCCACTCGGGCAGCGCCAGACAGCCGGCCGCGTTGCACGACAGGACCAGTTCAGGTGCGTTCACTGCTGGGCCTCGGCGAACGCCGCGGTGCCCTGGCCGGCGCTCTTGAAGGCGTCGCCGTAGTTGGCGGCGGCCTCCGAGCCCGCCATCAGCTGCTCGGCCTGCGCCTTGGCCTGCTGCTCCTGCTGGAGCTTGGCCGGCGACTTCAACGTCACCGCCGGGGCGTGCAGGTCGATGGCGGCCAGCCGCATGATGGCCTCGTGGTCGATGATGTCGGGAGCGTTCGGATTGAGCGTCTTTAAGGTCGCCTGCAGTTGGATCATGCGGCTCACGCTGTCCATCTCGCTCGAGCGCTGGGCAATCGCGATCGGGCTTACATACTCGACGTGCCACTCCCTGCCCTTCTGCATCAGGACGTCGGGCGGCGGCGGGAAAGGCGAGCCCTCGCCGAACTGCAGGCGCAGCGACTTGCGCCACAGGATCATGAAGGTGCGGTCAATCAGCGGGCCTAAATACTCGGCCTGGAGCCGGGCGAGCAACGGCGACAAAAGCCGCATGCGGTCGTCGCGCTGCTGCAGTACCCAGGTCGCCGTGACACCCTTGCCGGCGCCGGCGAGGTCGTTGGGGTTGGCCGTCGGCATGGTCATCCATTCGACGAAGAACGCCCGGTTAATCTGGCCGCGCAGATCCTGCAGCATGTCCTTGCCGACTTCCCATCTTCCCCGCGTCTCGATCGGGGTGATGCGCGCCTGGGCGGGCGAGTTGGCGCGGTAGTAGTTCTGGCTGCCCGGCACCGTCTTGATCGGCAGCAAAAAGCCGTCGTCGGGGATCTGCAGCGGCGGGTCGACCAGCTTCTGGCCGCTCTTGATGGTGAGCTTCAAAAGTTCGTTGAGCATTTTCATGTCGGGGAGGGCGGTCATCCCGCAGCCCCGGCCGTAGATTTCGTTGCTCGCCTTCGACAGCCTCGGGCACAGGTAGGGGAACTCGTCGAAGCCGCCCTCGCGCACGATCTGGCAGTCCTCCTCGGCGACGTAGACCGACTCCCACGCCTTGTGCTTGGCCTCGCCGGCGCGGTCGGGATTTCTGACCGGCCGCGGCCTGACCGAATGCAGGAAATTGAACTTGGGCTCGGTGTCGCCAGCCTCGTAGGCCTTCCACACCTTCTCGGTGACGAAGCCCGCCTCGACCGCCTGCTTGGCCGTCCACTTCCACTTGCGGATCAGCGCGTCGACCCGGTCCTCCTCGTTCTCGAACAGCACGCATTCCTTGAGGCCCCTGGTCGAGAACAGGATGCCGCTGCGCTCGCTCTCCAGTTCGGCCATCACGGCCGTGCCGATCGAGCCGAGGTCGAGGTACAGCTCGTGGCTCTGGCTGGCGAAGTTGTGCCGGGGGCCGTTGAAATACGAATACATCTCGTTGTCGACGGCATCCCACCACGCCCGCACGCTCTGCATGTTGTCGATGCGCTCGTCGTCGCAGCGCGACGCGAACCAGCGCAGGGTCTGACTGGTCAGGAGCGAGTGCAGGCCGTTGGCAAACTGGATCAGCGCAAAGATCGGCGTCGCGTCGTAGACCTGCTGGTTGCGCTTCATGCCCGGTGTCAGCTCGACGAAGTAGTCCTTGCGCTCGGGCAGGCACAGTTCGGCGATCTGCTGCCAGTGGGTCTTCCAGGTACCACGGTCGCTGTCGGCCTTGTTCCAGCCGTTGACGACCTCGCGTGCGCGCTCGTCCATAGGCTAGGCCCCCAAAAGCGTCTTCTTCTTGATCTCGGTGCGGTCCATCGGCGAGGCCTGGCCGACCACCGGCGGCTCGGGAACAGGCTCGGCCGTCAGCTTGGTCGGCTTGACCGGGGCCGGCGGGGCCGCGGGTGCCGCAGCCGGTGCGGCTCTCGCTGGGGCCGCCGGTGCCGCAGCCGCAGCCGCGTCCGCCCCCGCCCCCGGCCAGCGGATGTTGCCCTGCGCGTCCTTCCCGAACTCCTGGGCGGCCATCGCCTCGGCGAGAACAGTCATGATCAGGTCCTCCTATGAACCAAGAAGCGTCTTCTTCTTCGTCTTCGTCTCGCTGGTGTCGCCCAACCCGCCAGTCATCACCGTGCCCTGCACGCCGCGCGCCGGGTCGGGGGCCTCCGCTTCCATCTTGGGCTTGGCGGTTTCCTTCTCGGGCACCGGCTCGGGCTCGACCGCGGCGACCGGCTGCGGCAGGTCCGGCATCTGCATCTGCTGCGGCATGACCTGCGCGCCGCCGCCGCCGCTCGACTGACGGCTCGACGACGAGATCATGGTGTAGGCCGTGCCGGCCACGGCAACGGCCGCGGTGGTCACGGCAGCGATGGTGGCGACTGAAGACATCTCACTCTCCCGTGATGATGACGGTGTTCAGCTTGTCGCGGCGCGAGGCGAGCATCTCTGACTCCCCGGTCAATTCGTCCTCCGCTTCCGCCACCGTCTTTGCTTTCGTCGCGTAGAACATGGTGAGCGCGAAGTCGGTCACCGACAGGAAGGCCTGCTTGCGCCCGGCACTGGCCGGCAGGACGCTGTAGCCTTCCAGCCGCAGCGGCTCGTCCTTGCCGACATAGACGTTGGCCGAGCCGGCCAGCACCACGATGGTCGGCACCCGCACCAGGCAGCAGGCCAGCAGATGACCGGCCGGGATGTAGCACGTCCGGGCATACATCCCGCCATGCAGGACGTGGTGCATGCGAACCGGCACCTGGGGCAGCGTCTCCAGTTGGGCCTGCAGTTCGCGCACCATGGCGATGGCGTGCGCGTCCATCGCCGGCACCGCGGGAGCGGCTATGAGGTCATGAGCCATTGGAATAGCTCTTGAAGAAGGTGCGGCCGACCTCGCGGAAGCCGCACTTTGGCAGGACCTCCGCCAGCTTGCCGCCGAGCGGTGCTGAGACCGCCAGGCCCGGCGCCTTGTGCGACCGCGCCCACGCCTCGGCCGCCGCCAGAAGCTTCAGGCCGGCCCCGGTGCTGCGCCAGGCCTTGGCGACGAAGAACGCCTCGGTGCAGGCGAGCCGCACGCCGTACTCGGGCATCATCGTCATGATGACGACGACGAAGCCGGCCAGCACACCGGGGCCCGCGTCTGACGCGGCCTTGTCGCGGGCGGCGAAGACATGCAGGGTGCCGACCTCCTCCATCGTCCGGTAGGTCTGCCAGTCGACCCTCGGCCACGGCATCTCGGGCATGCCGGCCTCGAGCGCGTACTCGACGACCAGGTCGTCGAAGTTGGGCGCGGTCCTGATGTCGTCGGGCGAGCAGGCTTCGATGATCATGACTGCCCCCCATGCACGACCTTCTCGGTGTCGACGATCGACCAGCCGCCCGGCGTCGGGTTCGACTGCGGCCAGCGCTGCATGCCGGGCGGGTAGGGCACCGGAGAGAAGTAGTTGTCCTGGGCGGTCGGCAACGTCGGCGGCTTGATCTGGCCCGCCAGGATGATGTTGGCGAGAGCCAGTATCTCGTCGACGTCGTCTTGCGTCACCGTGCCGTGCTCGATCAGCCAGACGGTGATTGCGTCGACCAGGTTCCTCTGGACGACGATGCCGGGGAAGTACGCCTCGAGCACCGCATCGATGTCGAACTCGGGCACGTCGTCATAGCCGCTGATCCGCACCGAGCCGGTCGCCGGGAAGCCGCCGCCGGTCGAATCGGTCGTGCGCCACGATCCGTCGGAGGTGATGCGGATGATCGGCACCTGGGTCATACGTTTGCCCCGATTGCCGTCGCCCACGCCTGCACGTTGGTGTACTGCGCCGCCTCCTGCGCCGAGCTGAGCGATGCGCCGATGCAGCCAAAGGCGATCTGGGCCGTCGATGGAGTAGTAGGAGTACCAGCAACATTATGCGCGCATATGAAGATGGTGGTGGTCGGCAATGACGCCGTGAACGTGCCAGGCACGGGAGTCGTGATCGTCGCTCCGTTCTTCCAGAATTGCAGGAGATTGCCCGGTGTCGACGTGCGCGAGACCGCCGACCAGCCAGCGGAGGTTGCTACTGTGGCAGTGGAGTTTACTGACGTGCAGTTAGCCTGGCCCCCCAAGAAGTTTGTCGTGCCGCGTGTTCGCAGGAAAAGACCTCGCGTCGCGGCTTCGTTCACGCCAGCCGCCGAAGTGTTCACAGCAAGGTTGTCGCGCTGGTAGACAGCAAGCCTGAGATTGGCTCCGCTCATCGCAACCGAATGGACCGACTGTATGAACCCTGTGCTGAGATAGCTCGTCGTGCCGTTACCGGCATAGCCGCGGTCGGCCGTGAAGGTCGGCACATTGACCGCCGTGGCCAGCCGGCGCTGCTTCAGCGACGTCAGGCCCCCGATCGCATCCTCGCCCCACAGCGGCCAGTAGTCGTCGGTCAGCGCCCACGTCCCGGCCGCCTTCTCGGCGACGATGAAAGTGTCGACGATCGCCAGCCGGCCGGCGCTGACAGTGCCGCCGTTGGCCACCACGCTGGCCTGCCAGGCGAGGGCGGCGGCATCGCCCGAAGGGATCGCCAGCAGGTGGGCGCGGGCGTTCATGTGAGCCCGGTGCCGCTGATCAGCCAGCGCGTGGCTGTGACCTTGAGCGCCGTTGCCATGCCGCCGGCCGCCAGGATGCGTGACCCGGTCGTCGTGCCGGGCGACCACACCAGCGTGTCGGTCGTGATGGCGATGGTGATGGCATTGGCCGAGTCGTTGACAAAGCTGAGCGTGGTCCCGATCGGGTAGGCCACCGTGCCGTTGGCCGGGATGGTCCATGTCGCCGCCGCCGCCGCGACCGCGTGGTAGACGTGCTTGCCGGCATCGGCCAGGACCGTGGTGTAGGTGCTGGCCTGGACGTTCTGCGGGATGTCGAGGTAGCCGACGGTAAATCCGCCTGTCGTGACGGCTCCGCTGAACGTGCCGGTCGTGGCCGTCAGTCCCGCCGTCGTCAGGGTGCCCGGTCCGCTCAGCGTGCCGCCCGCCAGCGGCAGGTAGGCAGCGGACACGTTGGCTGGCGTCATGTAGTCGGTTCCGGCAACCGCGGCACTCAGCGCCGTGGCGTTGCCCTTGACCAGGCCGTTGACCGTGGTCGAGAGCGTGATCGCCGGCGTGGTGCCCGCCGTCGCCACCGTGCCGGCCAGCCCGTTGGCCGAGACCACCGAGACGGTCGAGACCGTGCCGGTGACCGAGATCGGCGCGTAGCGTGCATCGGCATTGGCCCGCGTCGGGATGTCGGTGGTGTTGGCCACGCCGATCAGGCGCTTGGTGAAGGCCGCCGCCGCGGTCTGCTCGACCAGGCCTGCCGTGGCGCTGAGCCCGGCCAGCGCGGTGAGGTCGGCATCGAGCGGCTGGTAGGCCGCCGACACATTGCCCGGCGTCATGTAGTCGGTGCCGGCCACGGCCGCCGAGATCGCCGTTGCATTGCCCTTGAGCAGCCCGCTGATGGTCGTCGACAGGGTAATGCTGGCCGCCGCCGTGGGCGTCGCCACGGTGCCGGCAAAGCCGTTGGCCGAGGCGACCGCAACGCTGGTCACTGTTCCGCTGCTCGCCGTGTAGCCCTGGTCCTTGACGAACTTGGTCGTCGCCACCGTCGAGTCGTTGCTGCCGACGGCGATCGCCGTGCTCATGGTCGCCGTCGTGCCGACGAGCGCGCCGGTCATCGTGTCGCCGGCCACGTTGACGTAGCGGAGGTCAGCGGCAGCCTCGGTGATGCCACCACCACCGCCACCGGGGCCGCTGGTGTATTCCTGGCGGATGTCGGCATCGGCCGAGCCGCTGTAGAGCCCGGCGGTCGCGTTGTGGACGTTGCCGCGCAGGATCACCGGAGCGGTGGCCGCGGCGCAGTCGACCTTCCAGGCAAAGCCGGTGGTGTTCTCGCTGTCGACATCGACGATGATGTCCTCGATGGTCGTCGCCGCTGCGTCGATCCAGCAGGCATCGCCGTTCGCGCTGATCACCTTGGTCTTGCCAACATGAATATTCTTGACCGTGCCGACCAGTGCTTCGCTGGTGTCGGTGATGTAGACGCCGGGACCGAAGCAGTTCTTGATCAGGCTGCCGGGACGGATGTTCACATTGGTGCAGTTGGCAATCATGATGCCGTTGAAGCACGATACGTTGTAGCCATCCGTATTGAGCGCCATCACCGGACCAAAGGTGCCGCCATCAGTGTCCTCGACACGCAGCGCATCCTCGTTGCCACCTGGTGCCGAACCGTAGCTGGCGTTCTGGACAAGGATCGGGCCGATGTCGATGCCAACCAGGCGCGCATCAAGCACGCTATCGACATTGATCTTGACGCCGCAGCGCATCGAGTTGATGGCCGTGATCCGCCCAATGGTAATGTTCTTAGTCGTGACCGTCGAACCGACTTGACCGCCGCAGCGCCATGTATGCTCGGTACCACCGCGTCCCCAGATGCTGCCGATGTTGACGTCTTGCGCCGCGCTGGTGCTGAACATTGGTGCACGGGTTTCCAACGTATAGAGCGGGCTGATCACGTCGCCCCACAGCTCGAGCGCCGAGAAGCCGATGATGTTGCGGATCATCATGCCACGCTTGATCGAGATGCACTTCCAGGTGCGGATGCGGATGTTGCTGGCGGGCGTCGCCGTGACATTGCTGCCGCACAGGCCGGAAGCGTCATAATTCTCGGTGTAGATGTCGCCGCCTGTGATGTTATTGCCGAGCAGGCGCACGGCACCGGAGTTGAAGGTGAGACTGTTGGCCGACTGTGCGTCGGCCACCAGCCGTATGGAGCCGAAGGTGCAGCCAGTAAGTATCTGCACCGGGCTGGTACAGGTCACTGCCGGCGTCGTCACATGCAGGTCGTCGAAGCTGCCGCCCGTGATGTTGACGATGTCGTTGCTGCCGGTGACCGTGCCGTCGGCGCGCAGGATCGCGCCATTGAACTTGATGACGAGGCCGGTCGGAAAGGTAATGCGCGAGATCGTGTAGGTGATCGGCGAGAAGTGCAGCGGAACACCAGCCGCTAGGGCGGCGTTGGCCGCCGCCAGGATCGCTGCCGTGGCGTTGCCGACGCTGGTCGCGCCAAAATCGGCAACGTGCATGAACTGCAAGTCGGGCGGCGGCAGGATTTCGGCGACGACGTCGGCGATCTGGTCGATCGTCACCCGGCGGCTCGAGCCGACCTGGCTCACCTCTATAAGGTCGGCACCGCCGGGCACCGTCGCCGGCAGGTCGACGATGGTCTTGTAGGTCGTCATGGCTTCCTGGGCCGACCGCGAGGCCGCGGGGGAGCCGCGGGAGCCGGATACTCAACCTTCGCTGCCGCCGCCGCCGGGAGAGTCCCGGCAGGCTTCCTGGCAGCCGCGGTCGCGACGAACGGCGTGCCGATGACGATTCGGGTGCGATTGAACGGGCCGCGCACGCGCAGCACGCGGGCCCCCTAGATGCCCTGGCCGAGCGTGGCGTAGAGCGTCGCCGTCCCCGCCGCGCCGACGATCGAGATGATGTGCGTCGTCCCCGCCGGCACCCAGAACACCTCGGTGTTGCCGGCCGGCACCGGAACCGACGTGTCGTTGGTGATCGCCGCGACATCGGTCGAGGAGCCGAACTTCACGAAGGCAAGGCCAGTGCCGCCATTGACCACCCGGCAGGTCGCCGGCATCTCGGGGTTGCCGGCACGCGGCCCGCTCACCAGGAGCGTCGCCGCGCTCGAGCCGGTCGCCGCCACCGTGACGGTGTTGCCGGTGGCCACGAATGGCCGCACGTCTGTGGGATTCATGTCGTCCTGATCTCCACGTTGGCGGTCGGGCCCTCGGTGTGAAAAGGCCAGTCGCAGGTCAGCGTCGTCGCCGTCAGCGCCAGGATGGTGCGATCGCCATTGTTCAGCCCGCCCTCGGTGCCCGCGATCTCGATCAGGTCGCCGACCTTGAAAACCAGGAAATTGGACGCCCCCGCAGTCAGGACCGACCCGGCAAAGGTCGCGGTGGCCACGACCTCCTTGGACAGGCCCTTGTCGAGGGTGGTCTCGCTGCTGACCATCCGGCTCGCCGGCCGCGAGCGGAAGAAGCTCTTAGTTTCCCTTGTCCCCTGGTCCAACATGAGCCTTCTCCCTGTATTCGCCGCACCAGTGGTCGTCGGTGATCTCGACCGCCTGCGGAAATCGGTGGCAGCGCCGCATCAACACGGCGTTCGGCACTTTCGGCGTCCACTCAACCCTGAACCGGCAGCGGCTGCAGGCCGGATCGGCCGGCAGGGCCGCCAACGCGGGAACGACGACCGGCTCCACTTTCTTGGCGCGCATGAGGTAACAGGATACCGCGCCCCTCGCGCCATTACAACGCAGCCACCAGATCGGCTATAGTGAAGCGGGAACCGCCACCACCCGTGGGCGTTCACCGACCAGGGAGACACCCGCCATGGCCGCCAAGAAGAAGCCCGCCTACGACACCGACACCTGGATCGTGACGATCGACGGCACCCCCACCGAGGTCG